TGTATTTATGCACTAACGTATTTAATTAAAAATTTATTAAAGTCTATTTGATTTTATATTCCCTAGTGAACTTTACCTGTTTACCTCGAGAAGATTATACTTCTCGATCTTGATACTCTGGAAATTGTTACAGTGATCAATTAATTTATACTCATAATTATAATTAGAAGTAACTAATAACATAAGCCAGTTATATCCAAATAAAATTCAATTATTTATTATTATATTAATAAGTAGTCTCCGATCAGTACCATATTTTCATCTGATCTTTACTACATATATAAGAATTTGAAGGTTTCTGAGGTATCTTATTTTTTTATTCATCTAATCTTTCTTGCTTAGACTTCTTAGATATCTCTTCCTCATCCAAATCTCCATAAACTTCCGGAAGCCATCTTTTTAAAATACTGGGAATCAAATCATTTCTCACAACATCCTCTAGACCAAATTCAACAATACCTATTTCATCCATATCAGATAATTTTTCCACAGCATATTGTAATCCTTTTTGATTTTTCCCTGATTTTAAAGAACTCGAATCTAATTGCATTTCATCAGAATTAAAGATATATTTAGAATTAGTTCCTATTCTAGTTAATATCTTAAGAAAAGTATCTCGACTGAAGTTCTGGCTCTCAGATATCAAAACAATTGAAGAATCAATATTGTTTCCCCTAAGAAACTGGCTGCCTTTCACTTCTATTTTACCAGCATCTACTAACTTTTGAACAATTTCTTTTCCATTTTTTCCTGAAGCATTAAATATCTTCTCCATCGTATAAAAATCTGCTTCTTTATACGGCGCGAGCTTTTCTTGCAAATCTCCGCGAAGATCGAATAGGCCTATATTAATTATATAGACTACTAGACTATATCTTAAAAGCGTTTTTATTTTCTCTTCTTCACACATAGTCGTTGAGAAACTATTTAGGTTAATCTAATTAATAGTTTTTGCTGATTATACTTTAATTTCCAGCATTTCTTGAAGTTTTCCTAAGTTTTATACACCTAGGGGACAATCTAACTTATCCAATATTTTCGTCAGGATTAGTAGCTACAGGATAAATAAATACTATTTTTTCATAACCATTATCAGGATTTTTTAATAAATCAAGGGCAGCGTAAACAGAAACGTATGATTTTCCAGAACCGGCAGGACCCTTAACTATTGTAATTTCGTGATCATAAATAGATTTAAGAAATTCTTTTTGATGCTTAGTTTTGCATTTAAAATTAATTTTAAAATTCAAAATACTATCTCTTTCTTTTCGAATTAAATCAAGTTCTTCATCCACACTTGATTTAGTAACAGCTTTCTTTTTAGCCATAGAGTTTAATTATTTTTTATTAATACCAACACTAGATATCTCGGATACAACCTGACATCTAGAATATTTAAAGTCTTCTAGGTCATAGGAATTTGTATATGACATTGCTGATCTAAGATAGGAATCCATGTTTTTTGCCCACCCTGCTAATGTATATTCAATTTCTAAGACCACGCTTTTTCCTTCTGAAGTTTTTAATTTTTCTCTGTCTACAGTTTCTATTGATTTTCCTAAGATTTCTGCTTGTGCTCGTTTAGTTGACATTCCATAATACTCTCGATAAAACTTTTCTCCTCTGGTTATATCTATACTTTCTGGAAGGGATTCATAATATTCGCCGTAATATTCTCTTAGCACTGGACCGGCCGCTTCTAATGCTTTTCCAAATGTACTTCCCATCATAACATAATCTGCTCCAAGTGCTAAGCATTTAATTACGGCCGAAAAAGTGCTAATTCCTCCATCGGCGATAATTTTAGTATTTCCTGAACATTCTCTCTTAACCTGAAAAGTATCATTAATTAAAGAACCCATAGGATAATGAATACCAGTCTGAGTAGAAGTAATACAACCAGCTCCACCACCTATACCTACTCTAAGATAATCAAATCCAGCTTTATCATATAACTTATAGGTCTTAGGGTTAGCTATATTTCCACCCATGATTTTTATTAATGTTCCATATAATTCTCTAAGAGTTCGACCAAGTTCTATCTGACTTTCCATATGTCCATTAGCTATATCAATTAAGACATATAATCCAGATCCTGTACTTTGTTGATGCTGTTCTATAAAATTTTCCTCAATCTCTTTCATAGAAAAAGCACAAAATACTTCAGAACATAATTTGAGTCTTTCAGAGAGAGGTACATTTCTGGGGATAATACATGAAATTAGATTATCATGAAAAGTTTTATAATTTTCTGGACTAACCACTGATGCCATAGGTGCTGCAATAACTGGAAGGAATTTGCTATCTTCTCTGCCATCTATTTTAGGAACCCATGGAATACATTGAGATCTACTATTTATTCTTGTTACTACTTCTGGAATGATTGTTATCTCTTCAAGTGAATACAAAATAGTTGGTTTATTTTCTAACATAATTTTATATTAATTTTGGTTTCATATATAAAGCAATTAAGGCATGGGGAGAGCAAAAAGTAAATAACCTTAAGGAATTTCTCTTCCCTAAGGTTTATCTTACATTACTTTTTTATCTCAATGTCCCAAGAAATAAATAAATATGTACTATTCTTAAATTCTGGAACTCTTTCTTTGTCAAGATAAAAAGTTTTAAATCCTTTTTCTGTATAGTGAGTTTTTATTAAGTCATAAAGATCTCTTTGATCATCCGGAACAATCAATGCTAATAATCTTTCTTTATGACTAAATTGAAGCTTACTTGTTATTTGTTCTTCAATTTCTTTAATCTTTTTCTTAGCAATTTCTTCTAGGCTAGAATACCCCTGAAGATTAAACCTGCTAATAATATTAGCTTGATCTGCTGTTAATTCTTTCTTTTTTCCGATTGTCATAATTCTCTCTTTAAGTCCTAATAAACTATTAATCATTCTCACATTATCTTCATCTTGTTTTTCTAGTACTTTACTTACCGTTATTTCTTTCATAACTTTTAAGTTTTATTGTTTACACCTATAAGGAATTTAATGGTTCTTAAGATCCTTATATATGATAATAAAATAAATGATTATGCAAAAATTTATAATTAGTAAAGAAGGAGAATTAATCCTAGGTAATGTAGAGTTTCACTTTGAATTACTTGGAAAGAATTACGCTACAGGATGTTGGGGAGGAGGTTTTTGGAGAGTTGATAAAGAATCTAAAACTTTAATCCTTGCCGGAAAATCAACAGACTTCGGACCTCCTAAGTGGGAATACTTCAAAGAACCTCCTGTAGGGTATGAAGATTATAAAATTACATATGAAGGAAAAGAAGTAATGATCTCTAAAAAAGAAGATCCAGTAGATAATTATACTAAACATGTAGATAATAAAATATTGGAGGAACTTAAGAAACAAAAATCTTATGATCCGACAAAAGGTTTATTTAATAATTTTAAATTTAATGATGGTTATGAAGTCAAAGCAAAAAATAAAAAAGACGCCACTAGAAAACATAACGCTTGGAAAAGAAGAAATAAAAAAGCCGAGAACTAAACAAGAACGTCTAGAGGCAGGAGAAACATTTGTAACTTCTGAGAAAGGAAATTCAATGACTCCTCTCATCATGTCTGGTCAAAAACATGTCTTAGAACCTGTTCCTGGACTAGATTCAGTAAAAGTTGGAGATATAGTTTACTGTAAAGTTCATGGAAGATTCTTTACACACTTAATTAAAGCAATAGATCCAATTAAAGGTGCTCAGATAGGGAATAATCACGGACATATAAATGGTTGGACTAAGAACATTTATGGAAAAGTAATAAAAGTTTTAAAACCAGATGAGAAATGGGAAAAATAACAAAAGAATCCATTAAAGAGTTTTTAGATTACTTAACCGAAAATTCAGGTTCAGGAGTTAGAATAACAGAAGGTTCAACGAGTGAGATATATACAATTCATTTTCTTGGAGCAGCTATTGAACAGATTATCTTATATGAAAAATTCTATGGAGTAGAGTTAGCATTTATTACTTTAGAAGATAAATCTGTATATACTCAACACAAACAGATTACAAATCAAGAATCCCTAGAGAAAGAGGTATTATGTTGGATTCTAAAAACTACTGAAAAAGTGAAACAAAGAAAACGCTTGAAAACCTTATATGTGAATGTAAAATAGAAACACAACAAATTTTTAAACTCATGAATTATATAGGTTCTGGTCTGTGAAGATCGGAACTTATTTTTTTCTTGTGAATAAAAAAGAAAGGCCAGGATTAATTTCCTAGTCTTTCTCTTATTTTTATTTATTCAATTCTAATAATGATTTTTGAACAATATAATTATTTCTGGTTAGATCTTTTACATCATATAGTAAATCTTCTAAAGGAATATCTATGAATTGTAAAGCTTTTGGATTAGATTCATAAGCATTATGTACTTCATATTTAGATTGTTTTTTATCAACAAAGTCATCATAACCCGAATATTCATCAAAGTTATTTCTATTAAGTAATATAAAATTTTTAGTAAGTTTTTTACAAATACTTAATGGAAATTTAACAAGGATTAATTCAGCGGTTGTAATTACTTTATCATCTCCTACTAGATTATCCCAAGATTTATTATAATCGAATATATTTACATCTAATGAATTCTCTAGTCTAAAAGCTCCTTTATAGACTTTTATTAGTTTAGATACTTTTAATGAATACTTAGATCGAACTACTTTAAATATCATAAGATAGTAATTAACCTAGAGAACATTTTTTCAATTCCAGCAAGATCGAGAAGTAATGGATAAGTTTTATTCACTACCTTCTGTCTTTTCCATTGAATTAGTGGTATCTCTGGAGATTCAGATGTATATAAGTCAAGTCTTTTCTGACCTGGAATATATACTAAACATCCAAAAATACTTCTTTTATTTTTCACCAACAAGGCGAGCTTATAAATTGCTTGACCTTGTGCTACACTTAAAAGAATCTGATCTGCTCCAAGTCCCCAAAGAAGTCTTGTATTATTATAAAGAGTTCGTAAAGGTATCATTTCTTTTGGATCCCCTGTTTTAAAAAAGTCTGTAGGATTTTTTACATCTGCAAACTCTAACATATTATATGTTATATCCTGTAACATAAGTATTAGTATTATTGGAATTTATATTAGTTGGTATTTGTGATGATGCAGAAGATACAACATAATCTGAAGAACATGTAGTTGTTGATACCTGAGAATATGGAACAAATGGGTTAGTTGAAGAGCCATCATTATACCAAAATTTTCCGGGAACTGTCATAATTGGATTAGTTGTCCACTTTCTATTTGCATCATTCAGTTCTTCCATAAGTTTTTGTAATGTTTCGCTGTCTAGGTTAATATAGTCTCCAGCATTATAAATATCTTTAATCTTATCTATAATTTCTTCTGGCATCGTAAAATATACCTCAGGACATTCGGGAGAAACTATAACTAAATAATCTCCTATATTTTGAATAATACCTATCCTAAATTCTTCTACCCAAGCAATGGATTCAGTTTTAAAAATCTTTATTCCACTAGAAATTAAAGTACCATACTTTGGAGAAGACTGAAATGTTCCTAAAACTCTATATCCAGAAAAATCACTAAACCCATTAAATATTTCCTCTTTTAGAAAATATTCTTTTAATTTTTCTTCACTCATCATATTTTAAATTATTTTATTGTGATATTTGTAACTCCTGAGTCATTTAATTCAAGTCTACAAGTTTTATTATTAAATGAAGTAATAGATTCCATATGACTAGAGATCATAATACATCCAATGTTCATACTACTAATCATATCTATACAGTTATCATGATTTTCTGGATCTAAGTGCTTCAAAAATTCATCCATAATAAGCAGTCCCATTCTAGTTACTATCTTACTAAGAAAGTTGATATCTAAAACTGTTTGTTGACCTGAACTACATGCATCATAAGAGACATAATTTCCATTATTATTAAACCTACTAGTAAGGTCAAGATGATCCTTCTTTCTGAAGTTATATGTATCTACTGAATATTTAACTTGATTATCTGTAAATTGTTCAGCTAATCTTGTCATAATTTCTTCATAAATCTTTCCTGTAGGTCCTGTAAGCTTAATATACTCTTTAAGATCTACTAAAGCATTCTGAATTAATCCTAACTCAGATTGTGCCTTTAAGATATTTGCTTCTTCTACAGCTCTATCTTGGATTAATCTTTCATGATCCGTCCAAGCTTTTATTCCAGAATCGATCGAACTCATAATTTCCATAAAGTTATCAGGAAGTTCTACTTTTTCTGGTGTTCCTAAGTTATTTAATTGAGTCTTATAATTTTCTAAGAGAACTTCTGTATTTTCTATATCTTTAGCTGTCTTAGTAATTTTTTGTTTCTCAGACATCAACATAAATATTTGATTCCCCAAGGTCTTAACTTTTTCAGAGGCAATTGAAATTAATGAATCAGCCTGTTGTTTTTTTCCAGACATTCCTCTAAGTTCATCGCCGATTTTTATAGCCTCGGATCTAAGTTCTTCAAGTTTTCCTAGGATTTCTTGTTTATGACGGTCTAGAGATTCTGTATTTTTCAAAGCCTGACCACAACTAGGACACACTTTACTTTTTTCGAGGCGTTCTAATTCGGCGGTTGTTTTCTTTCCTTCTGCACATACCTGATTATATCTATCCAACTTTAAAGAATATTCAGATTCTATTGTTCGAAGTTGTGATATTTCTTGATTTTTATTATCTACCTCGGCCTGAAGATATGCAATCTCTGAATCTATCTCTTGAAGATGTCTGTAAGTAGATTGTTCTTTAATTAATCTCTCCAAAGTTTCAACATAAAGAGAAACTTGTGCTTGAAGTTTTCCAGAATCAGCTAAGTAACTCATCCATTCTTTATTTTTTCTTTGTAATTCTAAGCCTTCCGATCTTAGTTGAGTGAGTTCTGTTTTTGTTTGTCCTGGAAGTTGAATATTAGAAAGATTAGTATCTATATATCTTAAGATTTCTTCTGACTTTTTAATTGCTTCATTCCATACACTTGAGGATTTAGTAACTTGATCTAAAAGAATTCCAGCTTCTTTATTATAAGCATCAATTCTATCCATTTTATAGAACTTACTAATTATCTCTGACTTTCTTTCAGGGGTAATATTTCCAATTAATTTATGATGGTCTGAATCAAATAAGAAAATATCCATATATCCAATAAATGGAAATCTACGATACATATCTTCTTCGAATTCTTTCTTATTATTATACTTAAGAGGTTCATCATCAATCCAACATCCATATTTTTTATTACCTCTCTGAATCTTACACTTCTTTCCTTGATACATAAATTCTACTGCTAAGATACACTCTTTTTCTCCGAACTGTAAATAATCCTTAATATTTCTACACTCTAAGAAAGCATATTTAAGAGCACTAAGCAAAGAACTTTTTCCAGAACCATTTTTTCCAGTTATCAAGATCTTATCACCATCCTCAAAGTAAATATCAGCTTCGTCTATACTTCTCCAATTTTTACAATATAATCTAAGAAGAGTAAATCCAAAATCAACTTCTTCAGAATCTACATCTTTAAGATTTCGAAGAACTTCAGAATGAATTCCTTGAAGATTGTTTTCTATTATAATATTATCAATCAAGTTTCCAATTTCTTCCCATGCTGGAATTTTAATATCTCTTACTCCTCCAGCAATACTTAAGTTTTCTGGTTTATACACACTCCAAGTTCCAGTTCCTTGATTCCAACCTTCATCTTCTCTGATAGGTGTATAAACAAACTTCATAAGGTTATCGTCTGGATTTAGATCTACCCATTTAAATTGTTTAGATACACAATCATATACAACTCCGGTTGATTTATCATAGTCAGACATTTTACATTTCTGTGGAATACCTATACTAACATATTTCCCAATCTGAGCTGGTCTATGAATATCACCACAAATAGCTAATCCAAATTTAGACTCATCCAGGACTTGAGATTGTATTTTATCTGATCCACCATAATTAATAGTAGCATGTGTAAACAAAACATCTACTTGTCCAGAGATCCATGAAAGATCAAATTCAGGTCTCCAGTTACTAAATGCTATTCTAGAATTATCAATTACTAACTCTTTCTGATCAGCATAATATAGATTAGGGGGTAACATCACAGCAAGACATGAATCAATAAGTTCAGAATCTACTGACTTATTATCTTGATCATGATTCCCCCAAATTATATATCCCTCTTTAAAGAAACTCATTAAAGTATCAAGGAATAATTTAACTTCTGCTTGAACATAGGGTCGGAGAACTGATTTTTCGATAACATCTCCTGCGATCACAACTCTTTCAGCTCCTTCAATTGTAGCAGCTTTTATAATATTTTGTGCTACTGTTCTTGCTTGAGTTAAACGTTGTTTATCGTAGGAATTTCTTTGTGGATAATCAAAAATATGAATATCCGAAATTGCTAATATTTTACTCATCTCTTCAAAAATAATTAGTCATTATATATTCTACAACAAATTCACTATTTACATAAAACTGATAACTCTTATAACAACCATATTGGTAAATAATATCCCAATAGTCATTATTAATCTTATAACCAATAAAACTTTGAATATTAAATCTATTTTCAAATAATGTTGCTTTGAGTTCATCAGATTCTGAACTATGACACTTGATATCAATCGAAATAACTAAGTGATTTTTTAATCTAGTAAATGTAATATTAGATGGTAACTTAAATGAACCAGTATATTTTGCTAATATTACTTCTGTATCTCTACTATCTATAAACAACAAACTATAATGAGGTTTTAATTCTATCATTAGTTTTATATAGTTTTCATTATATTTTGGTAATTATTCACTAGATATTGTAAAGCTGCCATAGAGTGTTTACAAAGTAGAGTTGTCGGCGTTTTATCTTTGGGCGCTTGAGTTAATGCTGGACCAAGTTTTATTTTTATACGATCCGACAAAAACAGCGTATTATTCTTGCCCAAAAGATACGCCGATCTAAATTGAAAATCTTTACACTCACAATAAACTTTACATTTCGAATTCTTCCATCCACGTATATCATAGTCAGGGGAAGTTTGAATTATGACGTTATAAGTACTACCTGTTTTAGACGTTACTTCAAATTTAAAAACTAAGTAATAAATCTTAAGTACAGTCTTCCCAAAAAATACAGATCTTAGTTTATCCACGATCGACTCTTCTTTGAGAACATGATATACTTTTGTCAATCTCACTACACATTCAGAAGCTCTATCTTTTCTTCCTTCATCAATGTTCATAATTTCTTGGATTGAGAGTTGTTTTCCAGTCAATTTTCCAAGAATTCCTCCTAATAATCCTGCCATAATTCCTTCTTTTAACTTATTGTATTAGGATCTGTCACTGGAGAAATTTTACCATTAAGAGTTAAGATTGAACCTGTATCTTTGAGTAATATTCCTCCAAAAACCGGCTCCCCTGAACTATCTCCAAGGTAACTATAGACCGGTTCTGCTTGCGATGATGTTAAAACTTGACCTTCCTTAAATATTCGGCCAGTTCTTTCATCATAGCTATATTTTATTCCACGTAGGGTTACAATGTCTTTCATTTTATTCACAATATAATTTTTGATCTAATCTCCCAATGAACTCTGAATAATAACTATCTGAAATTCCTGGGATATTATGAGTTCTACAAAACATTCTAAATTCAGAAACATCTCCAAGGGAACCACATACTGGAAGATAATTATTAATCATATCTCTAGCTTCATCAATCCCTGGGTAACTGAATATATCGAAAGTTTTATATTGTTTTTCAAAGAGTTCTAGGTCTGTTAAATTCTCGTAGTTTCCTGATAAAACCTCTAAGATTACTTTTTCAGATTTCATTCTAGGTTTTACAGTTTTTCTTAGATCATTATGTCCATACCCTAGACTATCTTTAAGGCTGAGATATTGATATAATCCGATTCCAGCATTTCTAATTGATTCTGGAATTGAATAATACATCTCATCATAAGTTATTATTCTAGGTTCTTCATTTTTTCCTGGGAGACGAAATAATTGAGTAGCTGGTGATAAACAATACATCCAATCCGAATCTTTAGTAACAAAAAGACTAGGGAGATCTGTTTTTCCATAGAGCTCACAACTTAATAGATAAGCCCAATTATCAGCTTCCCAGCCACTTCTCCCAAGCATCCCGATTCCAAATCTAGGTAACTCAGAGATCATTGTATATTTAGCTGTCTGTTTTACTTGATTTTGATATAATTCCCATGCAGCTTTCTTTAGATCGTCGGGGGAAACGGCCGGATCATTCTTCATACCCTCAAAGATCGTTTCATCCATATAATGTCTCGTATCTTTATATTGTCCCCCTAAAAGATAAGATGTATAATAACCTCCTATAGATTCATCCCACTTATCATAAACTAGAATCACTTTCCTAGCACTAATACCATAATCCCTAAGAACTTTATTGATTGTCCATATACAGGTTCTGATTAATTCCCCGGCCGTATATTCTCCGATGTCTTTTCCTTTACTTATCACGAAGAGGGACCTTGTCAAAATTAGTGAAAAATCTAGGAAACAGTAGAAATATTGTTTATTATTCATTATTATTATTTCCAACTTTAAACAAATAAAGGTAGAGGAAATCTGTTAAAATCTCTTCTACCTTTTAGTTTTATTATTTTATATTATTCCTTTTCAGATCATTAAAAAGGTAAATCATCTCCACCATTATTACCTCCGAAATTTGGTTTCTGGAAAGGTGCTTGTTGATTACCTTGTCCAAATCCTCCCCACTGTGGCTGTTGTCCACCACCGAATGGAGATCCTCCACCATTACCTGGATTTACAGGGCTGGCTGTTACGGGATCACTATGATACACGGGAGGAGTCTGAAAAACCTGATCGTTTTTACTCAGATCAACTTGAGGTGCAGAATTTCCACCTCCAGACAGAGAAGCTAACATCGGATCATTTGTCTGACGAAAACCACTTTTATCTGTCGGAACCTGTTTTGCAAGAACTTCATTATTAACTCTTGTAACAGCTTCTTTAAAATCTACACTTCCCTGAGATTTAGCGAGTCTGATGCTTGCTAAAATTTCTGACATATATTCAATAGACTCTTTAATCAAGGTCGCATTGAATAAACGTTTCTGACCAACAGGAGTATCGTTATCTCTATTAGCCTGCCAAGACATAAATGATTGCAATGGATCTGCAGCCAATTCCATATCTTCTTCTGAAATCTGAATTGACTTAAAGTTCTCATTACCAACTTCATGTGTGGCAGTAATAGCAAATCCGGCTGCTCCGTCTTTCTTCTTTCCGATACTAAACATCAAGAATCCAGAACGTCCTGTAGCATCACGATTATAAACTTCTGAAATCCAGCTATTATCTCCACCTTTCATCAAAGATTTTTCTTGAATATTATCTTCAACTACTGATGTAAACATTTTAGCTGTCGCAACGAACAATGCCGTAAAATTCTGACGACTAGGGTTACGATTTTCATTCGGATCCCATTTATTAAGACAGAATGCATGGAAGATAGTATAATTCTTCAACCGGACTAAGTTTGTTGTTAATTCGTCGCGGTTATTCTTTGCATCCAGTTCTCGATAAAGTTCATCAAAGATCATATGCGCTTGTGATAATAATTCATCATCTGCGGCGGTCAATGAAGAAACTAATCTACCTGTCATATCTTTCATTACATAAGCACTTTTCGGTAGGAGCTTAATCCACGCATTATAAGTGTTTTCAGTTCCATCCGCCGCCATGTTTTTACGAGGGATATTAATTTCACGAGTTCCGAATAAAGTAACAAACGGAAAGTCAGTTACTACACTATCCAACGGAAATACTTGATATCTACCAAAATTTCCTGGAAAGTTAAGATAAATTTTTTCTAATGATCTGTTTTTCTGCTCAAAATTGTTTTCTTTTGCTTTTGGTGCTTGCGCTGCCAATTTACTCAAAAAATCATCTACTCGATTTCCCATAATTTAAATAAAATAATAAATTAAAAATAAATGTTAGTTAAAATATAATATAAAATTTGTATATAATTCCGCGCAACACAATAATACGCGGATCTTTTTTTGAGATTATTTTATTCCTCTCACATCTATAAGATTCTTAGTGTTTCTGAGAGGAGTATTTTTACTTTCAATTATAAGAACCTCAAGGGGATGGAAGTACCTTTTTATTGATTAGAAAGAAAATATTCACATAATTTCTCTACCTCATCACTATCACCTAAATTCCAAGACTCTTCAGAATAACATAACAATTGATCTATATTTTCGATAATCTCTGTTACTTGTTCATATCCATCTTTATCAATGAAATAACAAAAATAATCTAAATGTAATGACCTGAAAGTACAATCTATTGAATCTGGATTGTGAAGTCTATTACTATCATTTAGAGCTTTTAACCAATTAATTTGAAAATATTTCTGATTTCTGAAAAAATAGTTTTTAAGTTTTTGTTTTGGATAGCCATAAACAGGAAAGTCTCCAATAAAATTCATAAAATTTTTTAAACTATCAATTCTACCTGTTCTTGAAATCCAATAAAAAATATTTTCAACACCAATTAATACTTTTCTATAGAGATCTAGGTCTGATAAAGTAAATAAGTAAATGGAATCATAAAGATTTGATATATGAAAGTTTTTAGAAGATAATACTTTTCTTACACTTTCACTCATTCGATCTAAAAATAATACATATATTTTCTTTTCTTTAATTATTACTTCAACTAAATAATCTTCTGTACTCTCTTGATAAACTATTTTCATTTTATTATTATTTTATTTCATTAATTAGAGTTTCGAATTGTATAATTATATTTACTATCTTTATTTGGCGTAATTCTTGTTATTTTGAATGTTTTAAGTTCTGAGGATTTTCCACCTACTCTACTTAAATTTATAGCTCTTCCTTCTCTTGTTCCTGGAAATAAACTAGTATGTAATTCTTCGTTTTCTCCACTTCTTTTAAATTCAATATCTAAAGTAGTTCCTCTTGGTAAAGTTTTTTCTGATTCAGCTCTATAATCATTCCACCATTGAGATTTTACTGACTTAAATGGTTTAATACTAACTGAATTATTTTTTAGATTATACCTGTCTTTTTGTGGATAATCAGTTCCCCAATACTCTATATCTCTGAATTTATGATCCTAACAATTTTCAAGAACAACTCTAGATTCATAATAAGTTCTTCCATCTTTCGTTATTTGTTTTGGTTTGTATATAGAATAATTAAATCTTAATTGTCCTGTTACTCTTTTACTATATACTAAATGTGGATAATTTCCTGCATATTCATTAAAATCTTCTAGACAATGAGTTTCTTCTTTAGTAGAATTATCTGGATCATCTTCATAAATATATCCATTCATTAAACTTTCTTCTAAACGATCTACAAGTTTTCTAGCATCTTTTCCGATAAGTTCATATTCTTTCTTAAATCTATTAGTCTTTTCTATTTTAGGATATAATAAAAGACTTGGATTAGGAACAGGCCATCTAATAACCAATCCCTCATTAAAATACTTATATCTTAATATAATCATTATTTATAAAAAATTAAAACCTAGTAATCCTTTCTTCCATGAATTACTAGGTTGTTTTGTTATTTTCCTTTCTTACCTATTCCTCTAATTACTCCTGCAACTCTATCTCCTGCAGCATCTTCTATTTTATCTCTTTGTTTCTTGAGATTATTATCACGACCATAAACTGCACCAATAATAGCTCCAGCAATTGGGATAGCAGCTGTCGCAATTTTTAGCTTTCGTTTCTTCTTTCCAACTGTTTCTATCATATTTTTACGGCTATTATTAATTATATCATGTTTACCTCTTCTAACCTCATCTATTACAGATTTTTCAAAAGGATCAACAGAAGCATTAATTCTCCTTTGCATCTCTGTTTCTACTTTCTCAGTTCGATAGTCATGAACTTTATTTATTCTAGCATTAGTAGCATTTTTTAATTTCTTAATTGAATTAATCTTCTCAAGCTTCATTTTACCAGCAACTCCAGCTGTAGCACCAATACCAGCTCCTAAAGCAGCATCCCATCCTTTATCAGATTTCTTTCTCTCTACTTCTTTAGAGAATAATTTACGTTTTATTACCATTTAACAACTTATTTAAATATTTAAAAAATTTACTACTAAATTCTGGATCTTCTGATTGAAAACACCATCTAAGTATTTTTCTATCATAATTTTCCATACTTGAAACTTCCCCATTTAAGTACGTTTCATTTAATTTTATCACTCGTTTCCTAAAATATTCCAAATCTTCTTTTAGAACTTTATTTATATTTCCCAAACAATCTGAAGTTCCTTGATATAATATAAGAACCTTCCACGTTTTTCCAGCTCTTATATTATAATAATCCTCTGATAAAATATCCATTTCGAGTTCCTCAATTTCATCTAATATATTCATTGCCATAAATCCAGGAAATTGGGATATATAGACATAAAACTCAGTCTTATGCTTATCTTTTAATTCTTTTTCTGTTGGTGGATTAATATAAGAATCTATACAAGATATTGCTTTAGAAATTAATTTACCTAACTTCATAATTAATTATCCTTTCTTTTTAATAATTCATAACTACGAATTCGCTTCTTTACTCCATCTACTAACATAGTATTTTGAACCTCTTTTACTTCGAAATACTCTAAAATATCATTGGCCTTAGGAACTGCAGTATAAGAAATAGAAGAGTATAGATCTCCAAGTTTAGCCTTTAAATTAGCTAATGTATACTTCTCACCTGGATTAAAATTTTGATGAATAGTATTATTTAATAATTCAGGACTAAAGGTTACAATACCTAATTCTCTTCTAATATTTGTAATATTATAATGTAATTTTTTCAACCTATCAGGACCTAAAAGCAAATAATAAGACTTAATCTCATCACTATCTGCTATTTGATCTAATACTATCTGAATAACTTCCTTAGAGACTGGATATTCACATAACATTTTAAGTTTATCATAGATAGTAGTAAGAGTTTCATAAGTATTAATAAACTTTATTATTTCACTATTAATCTTTGAATCTTCACTATACACTTTCATCTCTTTTTTCTTAGTAACTTCAAGATACTTAGAGATAGAATCCTCTCCGTAATCCTTTATCACATAATCTAATATATCCTGAATAGAATTTAAATTACTACCTAATTCATCTATTATCTTCTTTACATATTCATTTCTATCCTTTATATCAGCAATAATCCAAGGAACAAATTCTTTAACCATTTTTCTAAATCTCTTATAATCCCTCTTTTCACTCATAGGAGACTTTGGAAGAGATTCCAAATCTACTTTATCTATATCCCTAAAGAAATTTATTACATCATCATTATAATAAAACCACTCATTTCCATATTCTTTATACTTATAATCTCTAAACTTATATTGAATTCTCTTTTCTATATCTTCTGAAAGACTGGGAATTTCATATAAAATTTTACAAGTAGGATTATGAAGTTTGTAAGACATAAATCTTCTATCTCTATTATTATCCTCTGTATAACCTATTTTGAGAAGATGAATTAAATTTTCATTCTCATCATAACCTGCACTCTTAATCAAATATATCATAATTAATTATCCTTTCTTTTTAATAGTTCATATCCTCTTACTCTTTTCTTTTCCCCATCTACAACCTCAGTAGATTTATATTCTTTTACCTCAAAGTAATTTAAAATATCATTAGCTTTTGGCACTGCAGTATAAGAAATACTAGAATATAAATCTCCTAGTTTTGCTTTAAGATTAGATAGTGTATATTTCTCTCCTGGATTAAAGTTTTGATGAATTGTATTATTAAGTAATTCTGGACTAAATGTTACTATTCCAAGCTCTTTCTTTATTTTATGAGAATTGTATGATAACGCTTTAAGTTTAGTAGGACCTAATGACAGATAATAAGACTTAACTTCATCAGAATCTGCTATTTGTCCAAGAACTATATCTATCACTTCTCTAGAAACAGGATATTCACATAACATTTTAAGTTTATCATGAATTGTAGTATAAGTATCATAAATACAGAAAAATCTAGTTACATCCCTATTTACTATATCATCAGGAGTAAGTTTAGAGTGTACACTACTAAATACACTAAATCTATCTTTATAATCAATTTGCTGAATTTTAAATGCTCGAATCTCATTAACTTTTACAAGCTGATTAATAACAGGTTTTAAAATAATATTACCTGTACTGGTAATTATTTTATTTACTGCTACATAATTATCTTTATAACTTGCTGACTTAGCTACATATAAATAATTTTTCGCTAAATCATATCTTTCTTCATCAGTTCCTTTATTATATACTGATAATAAGTTTTCTGTAGTTTCTGTTTTCTTATTTAAAATTTTCTGAAAATCAGACTCTTTCATTTCTCTATAATCTGCTGTAGTACGATAATAAAAAGTTGCTGAATTGTTCCAAGGATTACTAAACAACCTTTGTCTACCTAGTATCTGTGGAAGATCTTCTGCAATATCAACTGCTAAACAGTCTGAATTAGAATCTGAGAATATAAAACTACGTGCACATAAACTATAAAAATCTGCTCCTAAGTAAACCGTTCTAGTACAAAAGGTAAACATCCTAGGTTTAACTCCTTTAAGAGGTACTTCTCCTATAGTAAAACCTTTTCCTAATTTCTTTTGTATTCTCTTTAGATTTTCTGGAGTATTGCTACATAATATATTACATTGTTCTGGAGTTAATTCATTTTTCTTGATGATAGATATAATATGATTAACACTGTTTACATAAAATACTGCTTCGTCTGATATTACTCTAGTAGGTACACTATCTCTAAGAACAACAACTTCTTCAAAATCTCCTGATAGATAGGATTGAATTACTTCTTCTGCTTTTGTACCTACTGATTTCATTGTAAGTACTTTTAATGAAGGTTTGATTACTCTACTAGAATCTGAACTATACCAATCTAATTCATAATATGGGAGATCCTTAAATTCATCTAACATTTCTAGATATTCATCCATCATAGGAGTAGCTGATACAAAGTATGCAGTAGGTGATTGTTTAAGATATTCCAAAAATCCCATTTCAGTATTGCTTTTAAATCTAGAATCGTGTAAAATACTCTGAAACTCATCTACTATAGTTATAAACCTATCAAATATTCTAATTTTTTCAAGAATATCTTTAACGATTCTATATGAATCATATGTTACTAGAATCTTAGCTGGTTGATTATTTAGATATCTTTGATAGGTATAAGTATCAATTTCTCTATATAATCTTTCATAGATCTCAGAATTATCTTTCTTTTCTTGATAATCTTCATCTAAATTAGGATTTTTAATATCCTTACTAATATCCTTATCCACATCTGGATCTTTATCCATCTCATTAATTACTAAATAAATATCATTTTTATGTTGATCATATTTATTCTTTAAAAGCATTTTTCTAGGAGAACAAAGTATTACATTCTCAGGACCATTAATACAGTATTCAGTAAAACCACATCCAGGTAATTGTTTATTAATAATACATTTACTTAGAAAATTAGAAAAGCAGAAATCTTTCCACTCTCCTATATACCTAATTCCTCTAGGTACAATAATTTTATCTTTAGTCATAATTTTATAAAGTTTTTAATTAATTTATTATTTATAGATTCTTTTTAATACAGAATCCAGTTACATAAAATCGAAGACTAGGGATACCCTTTATAATCTTCATTCAATTGTAAGGATTTAAAGTTAGTAGAAGCGCAAAATTGTCATTTAAATAGGACATATTTGACCATATATAAAGTAAATCTATTTTCGATTAAAAAAGTTCCACTTAATATATTCGATCTCCCTTTGGGAGGAGATCGAATTCTTATAATCTATTTATTCCCTATATAGTTTATTCAATCTAGAGCCCGTAGGGCCCTGGAGTGAACCCTTTAGTGGTGAACGGAAGGTATGATAAAGGGTTCCTTAGTCCTCATAAATAAGTTACAATAAAAATAAAGAAACCAAGGAAATAAAATCCTTGGTTCTTATAAGTTTTAAATTTCACAATCCTCTATTAAAGTCTTGAATTGTTCAAAGTTTAAAGTACCACCTCCAGCACTTTTATGTCCAAAAATAATGCCTCTATATCCAGCACAACTAAATTCTGGAATTCGATCAGGTTCTTTATACATTGATATACTATATACTCCTTTATCTCTTCGATTACATACTATATAAATATCATAATCATTTAAGACAGAATTAAAGACTGTACTTGAAAATGCAGTTCCTATTACACAAACTCCTCTATATTTTCCAGCAACAGTAACGGGAAATGAGAATGATTTAACTACTCCTTTATTAATTTTATCCTGATTTTGTTTAAGAATAGTTCCAAGTTCTATTACTTCTGTCAATCTATCTTCCCAGAAACATAGATTAGGAAATTCATAGAGCCACGTATCAGGATTTAAGCCATATTTAAATTTCAAACCACTCTGTAAAGGAAGTATTACATCTTGCCAATCATCTTCCCCAACTTCATCTTTTCTCCAAGTATCATATACTCCAAGAAGTCGAATAAATTCTGGAATATCTTGACCTGGACAGAAAAATCTCCAAGTTAATTCACAAGCAGCTGGTCCAATCTCACGAATACCTTTAATTCCGGTGTAGTTATTTTGTATAGAACTTTCGATGGATGATACATGATGATCTATGAATATAAAGTTATCTCCATAGTGTTCCCAAACCTGTAACATAATTTCAGGAGGGAAACTTATATCAACCATACAGATCAGGTCATAGGGTCTTCCATTCTTATCTACATACATTTCTGGAATTTCATCTCCATAATTATATCCGGTTTTATCTACTTGGTACCCTTCATCGTATAGTGATTTTACTGCTATACACATACTGGATGTTCCATCAAAATCTACCCTATGAAAGATAACTAACGCTTTTTTATTTCTGTTCATATCCTAATAATTTAATTAATAAATCAATTTCACATTCTAGTTTTGTTAATAATTCTATAGCTTCAATCATAATTTATAATACGTTCTATAAATTCAGACTTCATAATTGCTCTCGCTTTAAGATCTACTATATGATTTAAGAGATCAAGTTCCGCACAGTTATACCAAAACCATTTTCCTCCAGAATAATATTTAGTATCTTCTCTTTCTCTTCGTTCTTCTATAATTTTTATAAACTTTCGATATACTTCCTCTTTTTCTTCTGGGAGGTATGCTATTTTATAATCAAACGTACTAGGATATAGTTTTAATTCCTCCATAAGTTCTCCGGCCGTATATCCAAAATCCTTAGCTACTTGTGAGAATGTAGAAATTTGATATCCGCGTTTCTTTAAGTAGTTCTCCATTATTTCTTGGGAGAGAGTTATACTAAATACTCGATTTCTACTATTATATTTCGTTATCATCTTCTTTCTATAAATTTAACTTCAGATTCGATTATACCACGGCCGGATTTTTCATGGAGGGTTTTTGTTTTAGGTATATATCCAGAGTCCATAGGTTCAGTCATATAAAATAAACTAGTTCCTCTAAATGTAGCTGTTATTACTTTTTGGCCAGGTTCTACTTTTACTTCCATAGTTCCTCCAAACAATACAGTTCTTTTATTCTCTGGGAAAATAAATACAAATACTATATATGCTACAGCTATGATTATAATTCCCCAAAATATTAATGTTCTCTTTTTCATTGTTGTTTTATTTTATAAATTAATATTAAATTTTTATTGGTAGGGGAATATAAATATACATTAATATTTCCTAAAGTATCAGAAGTTATTAAAGAGTTGTTATTTGGTTTAAGATCTATAAACTTTTCGCCTTTAGGAAGATTAATTGTTACTGTTGTTGAAGAACTAACATCTTCGACCTTTTCAACGGATTCACAACTTACTAACAATAATGTTGTTAACGCTAATAATGTTAATAATTTCTTTTTCATATTTTTTAATTTAAATTTCATATATAAGAATTTCAAGGAGAAAAATGAAGAGGAAAACCTTAGTCTTCCTCCATTACTAATAATACTATGTTATACAATTCAAGCTTTCTTTTTATTTCGTTCTCACCATTTCCTATATTCCATAAAAACAATGGTCTTAGTTTCTGTTGATATCTATATTCACCCCAATCCATCTCTTCAATTTTTATACCCAAAGTGTCTTCAATCATCTTCTTTAATTCTAGATGATTATAGGTTATTTGCATTTTCTTATTTTCATGCATTTCCAATAATCTAAGAATTCCAGAAGACGCCCTAACAGATACTATTTTCTTAAGATATTCACAATCAAGTTCGGTAAGGCTATATATCTCCAGTAATATATTTAATTCTTTTTTTAAGTTGTCGAATGTATAACTTCTATAAATCTCTAGGGTATTTGGTACACTTCTATAACACCCCATTCCATAACTTAACCAACAAATAAACCTAGTTATTGTTGCCTTTAATTGTAATTTAATTTTTCTAATAATTTTTTCCATATTCTTATTTTTTTTTAAATAAAAAGTCTACCCGAGTTTTTCTTCGAGTAGACATTTCACTTATGATCTATTATCTTTTCACATATAAGGCTTTGAGGGATTCTGATCTGATAACATTAATAATTTTTTAGGAATATCATCTTCTGGATAAAGATAGGATAATACATCTTCTTTTTGATATTTTTCAATCATTTCTTTCCATGATGTATAATCAATTAACCTAAATCTTATAAACCTATCTTCTACTGGATACTCTCCTCCAATTATATATTTATCATTCTCTTTTACATACCAAGATGTTAATGGTCTTTGTAAGAAACTCTCAAGTTGATGATGTGGATCTTCTCCATAACATGTATCTAGTACAATCTTATAGTGCTTATCCACATGTTGAAGAGGTATAATATCAGGTCCTAAACTAGTTATCATACATATAGACATGTAAGTATTAGGAACTGTACAACCTGATTCCTTAAGAGCTTCTATAGTATGTATCTTAAGAAAATTAGTGAAAACATTTTTGTAATCTTCTATATTTATTTTATATCCTAAGTATAATCTTTCAGATGGTTGATCACTTAGGATAGATCTTGGATTTTGAATTTCTATAATATTATCATATGTCCAAGATTTTTTATTTTTCCAGTAAGTATCAAAAATTATATTAAATAAATCAACACTAACTTCAAACCATTTACTAATCATATATTGGTATTTTAAATAATTCTTTTTCTGTAACCCCATCCAGAAATAATAATTCTCCAAAAGATATTACAAATATTAGATCTGGATTATTAAAACCTTCCCGATAAAATGATAAGTCCCCTGGATAATTTTTGGTCATTATATGATCTGGAATAAAGAATTCTACTCCATCATCAAATAAGAATCCCATTTTTATTCCATACTGAAATAAGAACTTATCAACTTCAGATAACTCAATATCAGGATAAATGTTTCTTCCTAGTTTTATTTGCTTCATAATGGTAGAATGGACAATCTTCGCTACATTCATCAGATAAAATGCAACTATTATTACAAAATGTTTTTATATCATTATACATATCTTTTATTGTATATATTCCTTTTTTCTTCTTTTCTTCATTGATTCCACAAATTGTACAATCTTGAGAACTAATCTGAAAAACTTTATTCAAGTATTTACGACGTCCAGCAACTTCATAATACTCTACATAAATTAAGTACGTTATATCGTTATCAGACATTGCTTCTTTCTTACTAGAAATATAAGATCCAAGTACTGTCCCAATAAATTCAGCACAATCAAACATCCAAGCATCATTTATAGGAATATATACTTTAACTTTAGTACCAATCCTATAGGTTATTTGTGGATAAAAATCAATCTCTCCAGTTGATATATTTTTCTTGATGATATTAATCTTTTCATTGATTTTAATATAATCCTTATCTTTCTGGCGATTTATTATCCATAATATATCCTTTAACCATTCATAGATCTTTTTCATTCTTCCCATTTTTCTTTTGCTAATTTTTGTAAATCTTCTACAGTATCAGTCTCATCTACTATTTCTATTCCTAGTAAATTTTCTATAACATCTTCGAAACTAGCTACTCCAACAAATGTTCCATACTCATCTACTACTATTGCTAAGTGTTGTTTAGTTTTAAGAAATTTTTCGAACAATACATTAACACTAGATGAATCTGGAATAAATATAATATCAGAATCATAATCTGTATGTTTTATTGTTAATCCTGGTTGATAAACATCATAATCTTGATATATATCTGACTTATATGCTATTCCGACTATATTATCTTCAGTATCTTCCCATATTGGTATTCTAGAAAATTCAAATTCATCTGGAAAATCCTTAAGAAAAGTATTAGCATCAAAAGATTTTACAACAGTTCTAGGAGTCATTATATTTCCAACAGTTAATTTATCAAGAGCAAGTAGATTTTTAATTATTTTACTTTCTCTTCCTGTAAATATCTTCTCTCGCTCTCCGATTGTTGCCATACTAGATATTTCTTCTCGAGATATAGTAGCTTCTTCTGTTTTTGGTGAGAATATAGCCATTATATATCTTGACATCCAAACTATAGGATATGTTATATAAATCATCCAAGTTAATATGTTAGCTGTAATTGAGGTCATTCTTTTCCAATAATGTGCTCCGAGTGATTTTGGTATTAATTCACTAAGTACTAATATCAAAAAAGTCATTATTCCAGAAATAATTGCAAAATTTTTCATCCCAAAAATCTCAACTGCCTCTATACTAGCTAAACTCGTACCTACTGCATGAGCAGCTGTATTTAGTGTTAAAATAGCAGAGATAGCATCATCTACCCTTTCATTCTTCAGCTTCATAAATTTTATTGCTGCCTTAGAACCAGAATCGATTTTAGACTGAATAAATGAAGTCGGTGTGCTTAATAATGTTGCTTCAAGAACACTACAAATAAAGCTAATTGTTATAGCTATACTAAAATAAAAAATCATTCCAAATAAAGGATCCATAATTTTCTGTTTTGAATTTATTTTTATTAATAATATCATATATAAGAATCTCAGGAAAAATCTAAAAGCATTATTGATTTCTTTCAAAACCTTTAAAAATCTTATAAATGTAATAATAACTTAAAAAATTTGTAAAAATGAAATTGAGTAGAAAAGAAAAACAGGCAAAGAAGAAATTAATTGGTGTTTACAAACAATGTATCGATGTAATGACAAGATATATGGAACCAGTTGCTGTTATATCCACTACAAAGAAGGGAGGAACTCAGATTACAAGTATGAGATTTCCCGATTATCATTATAAGAAAATTATTAGGGAGAGAATTCAAAAGGTTACTGCAGAATTAAACAGTAGCCAAGGTTAAAAACTCAGAAGACTTAGCACTTAGAAATAGGTGTTAGGTCTTCTTTTTGCTCTTCTAGAACCTTGAAGAACTTATAGATGTAATCATTAAACAATAAAAAACAATATGAAAATCGTAAAATCAAGTGTATCCATTCTCCCTCAACAACCTGGGGTGGATGGATTAATGAAACATGTAGAGAAAATTGGAAGATTGGCTTATAAATCTGAAGATAAAATCACAGAAGATTCATGGGAAAGGTTTGACAACATGCTTTTTTCTAGAGGTCATTGGGCGGTTTTTAACTCAGGAACTGTATATCTCAGTATCCCAGAAGAGGATAGATACTACTTGGAGATCTTTTTCAAAACTGCTCCTTACACTAGATGGTATCATAACTCAGTAACTGGAACTTATGAGGTTACTACAGATCTAAGAATTATTTATCAACATAATCTAGAAGGAGTTATGAAAAAATATTGGTGTGAACCTACTGAAAACCATTATCACAGAGTCACAACTAGATGGATCTGTAGTAGAGGTATATCTCATGAACTTGTTCGGCATAGAACGTTTTGTGCCAAGTAGTGGAGACACTACAAGAATAATCTAGAGAATTGCTGAAAAGTATTAGATTATACTAACCAGCATCCAAATCAATCAATAGAATTGAATGGTTCAGAGACTAATAAGTACTAGACATCTTATTGATAATAAAAGATGATGATATAGTCCAATTTTTCTTGAAAAAGAAATAAGTAATGAGAGCGTTTTCATTTCTTCAAGAATCTCAACGTTATGTAAATTATTCAAAAGATAGATTTGGAGGGGAACTTACCTTTATTCTTCCTCAGTGGATATATAGAGTTAGAGAAGATATTGCATCAACTATAGATTCTCAAACAGGATTATCTCGAAGTTATATTCATGACATAGATGGGCAGGAATTATGGGAAGATCTTACAGTATGGGATAGAACTATTGCAACTTTTGATAGATCATGGAGGAATACAGAGATCGATTATTTATATGCAACTTCTACTGACGAAGGAGAAAAACTAAAACCAGAAGAAGCTAGAGGATTACTTCCAAATGATATAAAAACCGAACTATGTATGACTGGTTACATTGAGGATTTTACATATATTCCTTCTGAAGATACTCCTGAAAAAGCTGGATTCTTTTCATTAAGGTGTGCTAAAGATGCTCATCCAGATATGCAAATTTTAGCAAATGATTTAAAGCAACAATTTATTGATACAGGATTATATAATTTAAAATAAATGGAATGTATTTGGTGTGGATTCAAAAGTAATGATCCAATAGAATTTGAAAAACATCTATCCGAAGAACATTTTTTAAGTTATCAAGAGTATTGTGAAATTGAATTAACACATCAAAAAGATCTTGATAATTTTTGCTTCAGATGTAATAAATATAGAGGTCCATTATCTACATTAATTAAAGATTTTTATTATCTTCCTTGTAGAATATGTAGTAACTCTATTACAAAGAAAACAGAAAAACAAGAATTAATTAAGACTATTATAAAGAATATAAAATCTTTTTATGATTATATTCTTAGTGATAGATATTTACAACTATTTTTGATTGATAGTATTTACCATTTAGCTACCTATTCTCATGATTACTTAGAATTCAAGAAAGTCCTAAGTAAACTAGATCTCCCGAATCGAAATGATATATGGTTTTTAGATTGGGTACCAGGATATCCAAAAATTATATCTATTCCGAATTTGACTGGTATAAAAATAGTAAATCTATCAGAGAAATATAGAATAGTATCAGGAAAGAATAATATAGAGATTAATAATTATAAAATTCTTTTCCCTGAAATCGTTCCTTACGATAAACAACATTTTAGTAGATATAATATTCTTAATCTTAATTCAAATAGAAAAACAAAAAGATTAAAATTAGATAATTCTCCTAATTGTGTTAAGTTTTTCAATACTCAAGGTTATGATACAAAATCAATATTTAAAGTTATTGATACTAAAACAGAAGAGCCAGTAAATCTAAAAGAAATAAGTTATCAAGATTATACTATAATAAAATTAATTCTTCTAAGAAATAAGAATTATATGAGATTTGTATTTTCTATTTTCTTAGAATTACTTGGAGCTTGTAAAGTATTTAAGGATTCAGTATTTCTTAAGAACAGTATTAATTTAAATTCTGAAAAAGAACCAATAATTAATATCTCTTGGCTCCCTGAGAAAAATGAAACATTATCTAATAACATAATTAATATATCTATTTTATGACAACAACATCAACAAAATTTAAAGTACAAGGGGTAGGGTTAGATACTTCGAATATGACCATTAAACCGTGGGTAGATCCTGAAGATGAATACTCTTTTGATTATTTTCATACATCTATCTCAGCTAATAATGATTTTTTGATTTCTGAATTTATAAAGAGTTTTTCAGAAAGTAGCTTAATCACTTCTATTGATTTTTTAGATAATCCTGAAAGAGCACTCCTTGGGCATCTTCTTGAACTTGGAAGAAAGAAAGTCGACTTGTTATTGATAGATTCTGAAGTAGTTCTTAAAAATCTGGAAACTATTAAAGAAACTATTAAACAACTTAGGGAATATAAAATAATTGGAGAGTTTGGGGTAAAGAATCCAAAGACCGCCGAAGATCTCAAAGCCATAGAAAAAGCTATTGAAGAGAAAATTAAATTCGTCTCTCTTGATTTATGTCCTTTGAATTTTAATTATGATATTGTTAATTACTGTAAGGAAAATGCAATAGATTTACTTGGCTTTAATCCTCTCGGCGGATATATTAACTCAGCATCTGTAATCTCTAGCTTTACTATTCCTTATCTTCTTGGTTTTGCTGGAAATTATTGTTCTGTTATATTCTTATCTGGACGTGATTTGATTTTATCCAAAGAATCAATGTTGTATATAAAGGATAATATAATTGGATCTGAATGTTCTAGTAAATTTTCCCTTAAAAAGAATGTGTCTAGACTTCATAAACCACTTAAGAAAGTTGTGGATACTTCATTAATATTTAATAAGAATCTAGTTTTAAGTGTAGATTCTCCTGAGTATTTATTTCCTTTAGAAGATATTAATATAAATCTAGGTTCTCCAGTAAATATTGTTGATGGAGTTGATCCGAAATTAAGAACGGAATTAGAAATGTTTGTGGATGATCTTTTGGAGGTTACAGAATTTCCGAAAGATGCTACTCTTCAATCTAAATATGCTATAGTAAGGTATCAAGTTTTATCAGCTCTTCGAATGAAATTTCCGGAAACTGATGGATGGAATATTCATATAGTAAATACGGGAAAACTAATCTCTGGAATTTTAGTGCATAGAGTAATCGAAGAAAAAAAGAAAAGATTCTTTAAAAAGAAAAATTCTCAAAAAACTGAATCTAAACATTTTCTTTGTGCACTTCCTAAAATTGATCTTCCAGTATTTATAGAAGAGCCCGATGATAAAAACACAGTCCTTGAGAACTCAAACCCTAATAATTGAGAAAATCCGGAGTTAGTTGTGTACCCCGGAAAATAAAATAGAAAACATTAATAAATAAAAATTATGAGAGTTTATAACGGAACAAAATCACAAATTAATTTACCTTTATCAGGTACTCAACGAATTACTATCCCAGCACATTCTGTTTCTGGTGATATTATGCCTAGTAATGAATTTCTAAGTTTACTAGTAAGTTCTTATGATTACAATGAACTAGCATTAATTGTATCAGGACCATTTGAAATAAATATGTGTGCAGGAGTATCAGGATCAGTAGGTTTTGTAGTTCAATCCCTTGATGAAGCTATTGAACGTTTTGCACCAAAAGAATGTCCGAAGTGTAATCAAGATCCTTGTGTTTGTAATAAGGAAAAAGAAAAAGAACCGCAGCCAGTAGATAAAAAACCGGCAGCAACTCCAACAAAACCGGCTGAAAAAGAGAAAGAAAAATCAGTACCTGAAACTAAAGAGGAAAAAAAATAAATAAAGTATTATAAACTATTGGAATCTCATAGAATTTTATCTAAGGGATTCCATTTTTATTTCAAGAGTGTAAATATCATGGAAGATAGAAGTTTTATCTTTAAATTTGATAACAATGAAATTAATTTTTCATTAAGAGGAGATGGTAAGGGAACAATGATTAATGCAACTGAAATGGCTAAACCTTTTGGGAAGCTATTTGCTGATTGGTATAGACAGAAATCTACAAAAGAATTTCTGAAAGCATTAGAAAGCGTTATGGGAATTCCCATAACGGATTTAATTGTAAAAATTCAAGGAGGTGTGCCAAAATTTCAGGGAACTTGGCTACATGAAAACGTAGCCCTAGAATTCGCTAGATGGTTAAATCCTATGTTCTCTATTTGGTGTAATGATAGAATAAAGGAAATAATGATTAATGGATATTCTATTATTGATCAATCTAGAGAATCGTTTGAAAGAGCTTATATGGATATTCAACAAAAATTAATTGAATCTAATAACGAAAATATTTACCTTAAGAATATATTAGATTCCCAAAAGGATTTAGTAACCTTTGCAAATCTGGTTCTTTCTACCTCAGAAAGTCTATATACTATGACTGAAATTACGAAAGGATTAAATTTATGTAAGTCTAGCAAAGATATTTATAGTATTCTAGAAGCAAAGAATATTATATATCATCAAGGTAATAAATGGTTCCTAAGATCTCCTTACGATACTCTTGGATTAACAAAAGATGTAATGATTGTTGGGAAGGATGGAAAACCTCACAATCAAAGAAGATGGACTGAGAAAGGAAAGTATTTTATCATGTCAGTTTCATTATAAAAATTATGGTAGACTATAAAGAAGTAAAATTAAAAGATGGACGTGTATTAGTGTTTTGTAACTTCGAAGAACTTCTTAAAGATTTTTATGGAGTATCTAGTATGGAAGAAGTAGAACCTCATGCAAATTCAACAGGACACTATATTATTCATTGTCCATTTTGTAGAGATTCTGGACATACAAAACATAAATTATATATAAAAACTGACTTAACTGTTGGTACTTGTTTTGTATGTAATCGAGCCTATATACATGTGTCTGATGAAGTTGATACATCATTTAAAGTACCTGATTTTATGTCATTGTATTATGGATATTCAGGTCATCCAAATGTAGTTAAACTTACAGAAGATCCTATATGGACATTAGATAAATACTGGAATGAATTTGATAATTTTGATCAAAGAGGCTATGATTATCTAATGAGTAGACATCCTTTTATGAACGACATCTATAAACTCCTAGACTTTAAATTTGTTGATGGAAATGTAGTAATGCCATTTAAATATCATGGGGAAGTATTTTATTACCAGATTAGATTTTCTGGAAAGACAAAAATTAGATATCTTTTCCCACAAATATCAGCAAAGCCTCCTTATGTAATAGATCATGGTCAAGGTCTAAGAAAAATAATAGTAGTGGAAGGGGTATATGATGCTATAGCTGCTTTAATTATGGCACCTGATTATATACCTTTTGCAGTTTTGGGAAGTTCTATATCAGATTATCAATTAGATTTTCTTAGTGAGTACGTTCCTGAAAAAATTTTATGTTACTTAGATGATACTGAAAAATCTATGAGTGTGGCTAAAAAAATAAGAAAAAGAATAGATTATTGCCCTATTAATATCATAAAATCTAATGGAGAAGATCCAGAAGAATGTATGAAACGAAAACTTAGGGCTGGAAATAATTTACAATGGATTAAATAAAATGATAACAGCATCGATAGATAATACTATAAATAAAATAGTAATAAAAACCGATGACCCTAGTGTAAAATGTCTTTTAGAATTTAAAAGAAAAGTAACTAAGTATTCCCCTTGGTTGAAATCTTGGAATACAACTGAAGAAATAGCAAAACTTTATGATAACCCTAGATCATGCGGACCTAAGAAAGGAATATATACTTTTATCTTAGGAATGGGATGGGCAGCTTATATTGCTAATGTATTTAAACCAATCCTATCAGATACGGATTATAATACAATTCTTAGAACAATATTTGCAGATTATTATCGAACCTATCCATTTCCAAATCTTAGGGATTATCAAAATGAAGATATGTTACATGTGTTAAAATATAAGAGAGCAATTATTCAAACTAATACCGGATATGGTAAAACTGAAACTATAGCAACTCTTATAAACTATGCACATAATGAACTTGGAAAAAAAGTATTAGTTATAACTCCAGGAAAAAAAGCGAAAGATGAAATTGTAAAAAGATACGAGTCTAGATTTGGTGGTAAATTACCTACATCAATAGATGGAGATCTTGGATGTATAATTACTTCAGGATTTCTAAATCAAAAGAAAATAAAAGATCCAGACCTATGTATTTTAGAGGAAGAGAAACTTAAGAAATTCGATTGGATTCTAGTAGATGAAGTAGAGTATACTATTAATCCTTCTGGTGAATGGATATATGATAGACTAGTGAATGCTGAAGTTATGTATGGATTTTCTGGAACTGCAGATCGAGATTCAGGAGTTATGATCACATTTGCACAGGGAATTACGGAAACAGTAGTAAGAAACAAGGATTTAATTAAATATTTCGGACCAGCATTAGTTTATAGAATGCCTACTAGTCTGAAAATAAATAGTATCCACATAAATACTATCGCTTTAAATAATATTAAATTTACAGAAGAGGATTTTAATGAGGATAATAATGTCTATAATACAATAATGTCAAAAATTTGGGTTGATCCTGGAGTATGTGAATTGATTGTAAAGATAGCAAAAAAATATCCTAAATTATATATCCCAATAAATAATTTAAATAATATTATTTCAACTTGGATAGATAACTTTTTTATTGGAGTATTTAGAGTGCTCTTAATTTGCGGCGAAGGATATATTTATTATGACTTGTCTGGAAATAAAACAAACCTAGATCTTCAACAATCATGCGAATATATTAAAAATGGAATGGTAGATATAATTCCTAGTACCGCCGCAGGATTTAGAGCACTAGACCTTCCTGGATTAGAAAATATATTACTAGTTTCTAATATCAACGCTGGATCGGTTCTTCAACAACTAGGACGAACAGCAAGAGGAACTAATATGAACGTTCTTGCACTAAAACCTAAAATACCGAAAAGAATCCCGGTATATACAAAAGGATTCGAACAAAGAGATGAACTATTACATAACTACTATAAGTATTGTGATATTCAAGATATAGTTATTAATGAAGAAAATCTTTAAAAATATAGTATGGATAATGGTAGTGTATTTGATTTGATTTTTAGCTGTTTTAATCAATATTTATTTCAGGATGCTAAAAATAATATATTAGATCTTCAATATTATTTTCAGACTAATCCACAAACAGCCGGAAATGGTATGGTCTCTCAACTCGTGGATGCTATAAAGACTTATCCTCTAGAAAATATAGATGAGCCTTTATTTAGGAGTATCTTATTTAGATCTCAGAAAACTCCACAAGAGACTCAAGAGGTGATGAATGAAATTATAAAATGGAAAAAATATACAAAAAGTCAAATTGAACCAGCCAGAAAGATTTTAACTGATGTAATATATTCAGTTAATCTTCAAAAAGCAAACAGACTCTATTCTCAAAATCCAGAAGAATATGTTAAGTTTGTGAAAAATATAAATGTTAAAACTACTGCTGATCTAGATAATTTTAGTGAGATTGGATTTACACAAATAGATATTAATTCAATCATCGCTGAACAGGCAGAAGGTGGTGTACCTAGTAAATTTGAATGGATAAATAATTGCTTTTCATGCGGAGCTTATGAATTTGGACAACTCGGACTTATCGCAATGCCTCCAGGAGTTGGAAAGTCTCTTTTATCCATGCAGGAGGCATTGAACATGAGTTTACAAGGTTATAAAGTACATTATTTAGCTCTTGGAGATCTTAAAATGAAAGACTTTAAACGAATGAAGCATAGATATAAGAATCTATGAAAATTCTATTAAAATGCTAGAACTATTAGAATAAAATAGAATTAGCATCTCTATCTCTTAGATAAAAGATAGAGTTCAACGACTAAATATAGAACTATAAAAATATAGATGATATAGTCTAATAGTTTAATGAAAATTAAATTTATAATGATTATCAGATTAGGAGCTCAATTTACAGGATTGTCATTTAATGAAGTATCTCAAAACATAGGACCTATATACAATAGTATGTGTCAAATGATTGGAGATAATCTTAGTATAACTATACTACCAGCTGGAAAAATTTCAGTAGATGAATATATAGAATTCATGAAAACCAAAGATTATAAAATCCTGTTTATCGATTAATTGCTTAGTCGCTTAAATAATAAAATTTAAGAAAATTATACTAAAATGCTGGAAAATGTAAGACATAAATCAGCATCAAGGAATATTAGTTACTTGTTCAACGACTAAATGTATAACTATGAAAAATAGATGATATAGTCTAATAATTTAATACCATATTAAATTTAGTAATGTATGATGCGGGATTTAAAAACGCTCACGGTGGAGAGGATGGATCTATGTATAAATCTTTCGGAGATATTTATGATAAGCTTACAGAGTTAACTGCAATGGGAAAGTTAGTATTTATATTGTCTCAGTTAAAAATTGGAGCATATAGTCAAGAAGTATTAGATATGTCTTATATAGCTGGGTCTAGCCATAAGGTTGATGTGGTAGATTTTATTATAACACGCTCTAAGGGCGGTGAGAAACCCAACCCTAACAACCTAGGAATATCAACAATTACGAAAAATCGACGTGGAGAAACAAATATAATTGATTATAATATAAGACTTCAGAATGGTAGATTTAGAAGTTTACCAAAGAAAGTATATGACGATATAAGAATGATTCAAGAGAAAAGATGTTTTTCTGAGGCAGATATAGATTTAATGATTAATAACTATAATATTCAATATAATCAAGCTCAACAGAGTATATACAAACATGGAAGTGGGCTACAACAAGGAAACAATATTAATATACGACAGACTGTTTCTGGACCAACTCCATTTAATAGACCTTAAAGTGAATTTTTGCGTTTTAAGGAAGATTAAAACCTAATATATGAAGAACATTAGAAAAATTTATAAATAAAATTATAAATTAATCTAGTGTTCTTTTTATTTAGATTTCATAAGAATAGGGAAAAAGTAAGATTAGTAAAGGTTGCAAACTTTATTGACCTGAAATTTCCCTTTAGTAAAATTCTTATGAGGTTTATAATTATTTTAAATATTTTTTAATTATGAAATCTAAACCAATAGAAGGTATAAAATCTACCGAAAATCCAGGGATGAAGTATAGTAGTTACCTAGATGAAAAAGATTTTAATGAGATGATTCTAGATGGGAGAACTGAAGAGGAATATCTAGAAGATTACTGTAAATTAATAGATCAAGCCCTTCAGAGAGGATTAAAACGAGGAAAAATCGAATTTTATACAGAGAAACATCATATTTTACCTAGGTGTATGTCAGGTGAAGATGAGAACTATAATTACGTACTTCTTTCTGCTTTAGAACATATAATAGCACACGTTTTATTATATAGAATTCAATCAGATAATAATAAAATATTATCTGCTCTATTTTGTATGATTAATGTAAATTCAGTATATACATCCGAGCGAAAATTAGTAATAGAGAAATATAATATTACCCTTTCTGCTGAGTTAAGAGAAAAATATATACGTTCTATCTCATATCCTGTTGTTTGTCATGATTTAAATAATAAAGTTTATAGAGTATATAGTAGTATTTCAGAAACTGAAATGGATGGTTTTAATCACACTTCTGTTAGTAGTACTGTAAAAGGAGATTACAATACTTCTAGAGGATATAAATTTTCTTTATTAGAAGATTTTAAAATTAATTATCCAGAAAAATTAAATGAATTTTATTCATTAAAAGATCTACCAAAATTAAATTTAACACCTTTAGAAAGAAATACTGTATTAGAATATAATGATTCCGGAACAAAGATAGTATGTTTTGATAAAAACTTCAATGTTTGTAAAATATATAATACAATATCCTCTATTAAAATAGATGGATTTAATCCAGAGTATCTTAGAAGGAGTATAGAGAATAAAACATTATATGGAGAATATTACTGGATGTATTACAACGATGCTATTAATTTATATTCGAATAGTATTCAAAAATTTTATGAAAAAGGAGCAATTTCTAATATAATAAAATATATTCCTAGAGAAACTAAGAGAAGTAAAAAGATTATTTGTCATGATAAAGACTATTTAATATATAAAATCTATGATTCAGTAAAAGATGTTATAAAAGATGGATTTTCTGAATCTTCAGTATCTGCTGCAGTAAATCGTAATAAAACAAGGACATCTTATTCTGCTATAGGTAAATACTTTGATTATTATTGGACTAGCCTAGATGAATGGGAATATCCAGATAAATTAGATGAATACTATCTTAATAAAGAAACAAATAATTTACCAAAGTTAGTTGTTAAGTTATTTAGAAATGAAATAATAAGAACTAATCGGAATCATGAGATTATAAAAATATATAAAAGTATTGGAAATGTTAGAGAAGATGGGTTATTTCACCAGAATGTATGGAGAATCTTAAATAAAGATAAAAAATTAAATACTGAATCCTTATATAATAATTCATATTGGTTTAAATTTTCAGACTTTAAAGAAAAATATCCTGATAAACTTGAAGAATATTACAAACAACAAGAGCAAAAATAAATTTCATTTCTTCTATTAACTCCAATTGGTTAATAGGCAATAAATTTAATAAATTCATAATAAAATTAATCCCAACCTCCTGTAGTGATTATAGTGGGTTGGGCTCTTTTTTCTCCTCCAAATCAATAAAAAGGGTGATTTCTAAGGGTGATTTTCTTATATATGAGTAAAAATTTAAAATAAAATTAATAAAAATGAAAGTAATTCAATCTAAAGTATTGGTCATAGTAGATAAAAAAGATACTATGACTCAAAAGATAGGAAATTTTGTTGTTCCTGCGAGTGAATGTGAAAAAGCTGAGGTTATTGGAGTAGGTGAAGAAGTTAGCGAGGGAGTATTAAAACCTGGTGATACTATCTTGATTTATCCAAACACAGGAAAATCATTTACTCAAGATGGAACAGAATATCGTGTTATAACTTTAAATGAAATTATTGTAGTACTTTAATTAAAACGAAACATGTCAGAAGGAAAAATTATTAATCACGGCTTTGAAACTCAGGCCGAAATTATTGAAGGTGTAAAAAAATCAGTAGAGGCAATTAAGAAAACACTTGGCCCGTCAGGTAAAGCCGTGTGTATTTCAGGATTTACAGGTCCAGAGGTGTCAAGAGATGGAGCTACTGTTGCTAAGTCGATTTCATTTAAGAATCAACTTCAGAATACAGGAGCTATCTTTGTAAAAAATGCTGCCGCTCAAACAGAAAGATTAGCAGGTGATGGTACAAGTTCGACTTCACTATTAATCAAAGAAATGTGCGAAAAAGGACAGAAAGCATTACGGACTGGAGCTAATGTAAATGAGGTGAAATCTGGTATGCTTAAGGCCGGAAAATGGATGGCTGAGTATATCAAAAATAATTCAATTCCAGTAAATGATGATATGGAAAAGATCAGAAAAGTGGCAACTATTTCAGCCAATAATGATCCAGCCATTGGAAATCTGGTAGTTGAATGTATGGAGAAAGTTGGAATGCTTGGTATTATTACAGCTGATTTTTCTAGTGGTCTTGAAACTACTATTGATGTAACTACTGGAATGAAACTTGATCGTGGTTGGGCTTCTCCGCAATATGTTACAAATCCTACTGATGGAACTTGTGTAATGGAAGATCCTTATGTAATTGTAGTAGGAGAAAGATTATCTAGTGTGCAGCAAATTCTTCCGTTAATGGAACAGCTTGTACCTACTGGACGTCCATTCTTGTTTATAGTAGATGATATTGATGAAGTAGTAAATACAACTCTTGTCATGAATACTCTTCAAGGTGCAATTAGATGTTGTGTTGTGAAAGGTATTGATTTCGGAGATTCAAGGAAAAATATTATGGCAGATATTTCAATTTTAACTGGCGGTAAATATATTTCTCCTGAGAACGGATTATCAGTCACACAAGCAACAAAAGAGGATCTTGGAGTAGCTAAGAAAGTTGTAATTTCTAGAGATTCATGTATTATCTATGAAGGTGGTGGTGATTCTAAAGAGATTGCTGAAAGGGTAGAAATTCTTAGCACCAAACTTACAGATCCTGGAATATCAGATTATGATAAAACTAAATTTGCGAAACGAGTAGCAAATCTTAGTGGAGGTATTGCAGTAGTGAGAGCTGGAGGAGCTTCTGAAACTGAAAAACAGAACCTTAAACAAACTATTGAAGATTCTATTCTAGCATCTAAAAGTGCTATTGCTGAAGGATGTTCTTTAGGAAGTGGTTATATCTATTACAAAGGATCATTAGAAGTGAAGAAAGATAAGACATTCTGGAAATCTTTAGTTGGAGATGAAGTAGAGGGTGCAGAAATTGTATTCTCAAGTCTTCCAGTAATTCTTAAAACAATTGCAGACAATTCAGGAGTTTCTGGAGAAGTAGTTCTAGAAAAGGTTAAATCATCTAAACCAGGAATTGGATATAATGCTAAGACTCGAAAGTATGGTAATTTACTTGAGGAGGGGATCTTAGATAGTTCTAAATCTCTTCGAGTAGCTCTTGAAAATTCTATTTCAGCAGCGTCAATGATTCTCTTAATTGATTGTACAATCATTGATGATAATATTTCCGAAACTAAAATAGAAGGTTAATAAATAATAATATACTACACCTCATCCTGGTTTTGATATTTTATCCCAGGGTGGGGTTTCATTATTTTATGACAAAGATAATAATTAGTAATACCAATTCAGTTTCAATTGGATTTAGTGACGAATGGTTATATATGTCTTTAGCAGATGGTAGATATCAAGGTTATATATCTAGATTAGCATATCTTTATCGAGAAAAATATAGATCAGATACCTCAAAACTTCCAAATTTTGAGAAAATTTTAAAATTAATTAATTCTCAGGATTCTTTAAGAGGTTATAGGTTTGAAGCTAAAAGAGAGAAATTATTTTATACGATTACTCATGGAGATAATTATAAAAGGATTGGAGTGGAATTTGTTAATAAATTTTTAAAAAGTGATTTATACAATTTCAATGGAATTTCTTCTGAATCTGAGATATATTACTATAGAACAATTCAAGGAGCTTATGAATTAACCGACAAAATTTCTATAAATTTTCCTGATTTTATAGAAAATATATTATCAAAAACAAAAGATGATATGATCGATCGTTTTGGAATAAGTTATATTATAAATTACATGCTTAATACGCAGCCGAGAAAGCTTGATTTTCTAATTAATGAGGTTAAATAAAATAAAAAAATTATGAAAAAAGAAGATGATAACGACTTTCCTCTCTATGATGGGGAGGAAGGAAATATTAATTTTGATGAACAAGAAGATGATTTCGATTTTGAGCCGGAAGATTTACCAGATTGTCCACTTACTGATTTAGTTATTAGTAATATGATGATGTCTAAACCTTTCGGAATGCACTGGGATTATGATAAGATGAAAGAATTTTTAGTAAAACTTGGATATAAGATAATTACTAGATATTCTGATCGTCGAGAAGTTGAATATGAAGTTGCAATAAAACCTAACTCATCTTTTATACCAGAAGATGACTTTAGTAATATTAAAGAAATGTTTGACTTAGAAGTCCAAGATATAATGATTGGATGGCTATTAAAAAATAAATAAATTTATGTGTGTTACAAATAATATTACAGAAAAATCATTAGAAAAATGGAAAGACCTTATTCTTGCATGTAAAAACTATTATATTGATTCAGTACCTACCGGAATGGATGATGCTGTATATGATATGTTAGAAGCTAGAGCAGCGCAAGAAGATGGATTTTTTGTCAGAGATTATGTTTATCAAACATACTTAAAAGGAACTAAGACAAAAAATTCTTATATAGAAAAAATTAAAAAGAAAAAAGTTGAAGAAAAAACTATGTTAAGTGCTCTTTCAGAGTTTATGAATGAAAACTCTGGAAAATACTGTGATCTAAAGTATGATGGATCTAGTATAGCAATTTATTTAGATTCTTCAACTGGTATTCCAAAAAGAATAGTTACAGTCGGAAATTTAAATTTGGATAACTATGGGGTAGATCAAACTTGGAAATTAATAAACTTCCTTCCAAAAAGATTTCCGAAAGGTATAGTAGCAATTCAGGCAGAGGCATTAGTTGACATTAATCGACTTTCTGATACTGATCCTGAAACTGCTAGACAAAGAGCCAATGGACTAATAAATTCTAAGTATTGTGAATCTGAGGTAAATAATTTATTAACTCTTAGAGCTTATAGATATTATACTGATGATTCAATAGAAGGACAAATACTAAGAAAAACAGACTATCGTGAAGTTTTAAAAATGTTTGAAACTGTATGTTCAAAAACTGATGGACATATCTTATTTTCCCCTGCCGATGTATGGACTATAGAAGAACTTATGAGCGCCGGAAATAAAGAATATACAGAAACAGATAAAACAGTTACTTCAACTGGTTACTTCTTAAATGATGGTTGGGTAGTATATGATGAATTTGGAATATGTCTCGGCGCCTTAAAATTTGCTGGTGCTGGATCAGGAACTGAAGCTTTAAAAACTACAGTAAGAGGTATACAATGGAATTCTCAAGTAGCTAAAGGAAAAGATTCTTGGTCAGCTAATATTCTAATCGATCCAATTCAAGTAAAAGGATGTACAGTAAGAAAACCAAGTGCTGGAAGTGTGGGAAAAATGGTAAAAAAGAAAATTACCCCTGGAGCAATAGTAAGTATTATTATGGCTAATTCAACTATTCCAATGGTAGGGGATTCTTTTACTGAAGGTAATGGAGATTTTATGTGGCCAACTTGTAGCTGTGGTTATAATATGTCAGAAAAAGATGTTTATGGAAGTCTTTTGAAATGTGGAAATCCTATGTGTACTGAAAGACTAGATCGAATGAATAATTATATAGGATCTCTTAGTAATATTAAACAACAACTAGATCTTAATAAATTACTTGTTATAGATCGATTTAAGTGGGAAAGTACTAGGATTAATATAGATCAATTGTTGGGAAGTGTTGAAAGAAATGATCCTAATAGTTACTATAATCAATTAAGATCTTACCTTAAAACAGATTTACAAGTGAGAAATTTAGATTTAGTTTGGAAAGCAAGTTATACAATCTTAAGAAGTTATTATGAAAAGTCTATTGGAATTTAAACAAGAAGCAATAATTGTAGAAAAACCAAAAGAAGAATGGAATAGACTTTATCTTGAACTCTTAGACTTAATAAAATCTTGGGGCTTGGAAGATAAAGTTAACTCTTTTAAGTATGAATGGAAAGGATCAGGAAACTCATTTAATAAATTATTCGAATTATCTTTTCTTCGAGAATTAATATTTTACGTACTCGATATAGATTGGAGAGATCCAATTTGGGGAGATATATTTGATATTGAAAGGATAAGTAGTACTCCTAAATCCTATCACGGTTCAGGAAATGATATTACTATTGAAACTTACCTATTTCAACTTGAAGATAAATCAAAGGTATTAAATAGTCTTAATGGAAATTGGGTATTTGATCATTATAAAGAAGTGAAAGATTTTATGGATCAATATAATGATAAATATTTAAAACTGTTTGAAATTAAGAGATTATTTCCATTAGAAGTAGAGATAGAAAATGTTTGATTTAGAGCAAAGAAAAAATTATATAAAAACAAGAAATGATACAGATTATACTGATACAGTGAAAGCAGTATATAAAATCTTAGTATCTAAATATTCCTACCGAGCAAGAATTTCAGATATTTTTCAACTCCTTAAGGATGCATTTGGAATTAATGAATTTATTATTCTTGATTATCAGCAAATGAATAATGCACCCTTCGAATCTTGGTTAGTTGATCAGTATATATCTTGGAAAAATGGTAAGGAGATAGATTTTATAGAAATATATAAAGCTATCTTAACTATTGGAGATTTTACTACATCTGAAAAAGAATTGTTTGAGTCAGGTCTGATTGAAGAGCGTTTATGGGCTATTTTCTTATTAGTTGATAGCCCCGAATTAAATATTATATAAAATAACATTAAAATGATTGAAGTAAATTTGTATTCTATTCCGGCCCAAGAAATGAATTCTATGGTAGGCCGTTGTGTTGCTCGTAGCCGTTTTGATAAAGAAGGTATGGGCGTAAGTGTTATGGAATTTGTTAAGGGTTTTTTAAAGAATAATTTAGCAAATTTCGAAAATAGTATTGGTAACGCTGAATTAGTAAGCTTTATTAATTCAGAAACTACAATGAGTACTAAGGATTTTTCTTGCATTAATTATTGGTTAGCTCAAGTTGGTTATCTTGTTCAGATTCAAAATGTAGCTGATGATGAAGAAAATGCAACCGGTATCCCGACAGGTGATGTAGTAGAGTGGAATGTAATCGATTACAACTTTATGCAATATGATTACCCAACTGCAACTAAAATTATTCCTGGTGAAGGTCTTGAAATTCCAGCTATCCTTAGGCAGATTGTAGAACAGTCTGGTTTGTTTGATCCTAATAAATTAAGTGGTGTTAAAAATCCATTTACATTATTGTTAAATAATATGGATAAAATTAAGAATACTACTGGATCTGTATCACCAGCTATTACTACTCAGATCTATAATCTTTTAGATCAGATGGGTATTAAAGTATTTTGTGCAACTTCTGAAGATTAATTACAATGACTACTCTACAAAATGATATTCTAGAAATATATAATTCCTTAGTAGAGTTTTCTGATAATACAGTAAAAACAAACTTTCCGATTCCAATTAAAGTAAGATATGAAAAAGAAACTAGATTACTTATATTTGAACAGAAAGGAAAAACGGTATATCTAGGTCTCCCAGTTTATTATTGTTTAGCACTGGAGGACTTAGAAAAACCGACTTATCTATTACCAGAAGATTATGATTATCTAATGTCAACTCTTCAATCTTTAATAGCATCTGGAGAATTGATAAAACCTAGAACTTGTCTTGGCCCTGAAAACTATGGATTTAATGTTTATTCAACTAATATTAATGAAATGTATAAAGGACCTGATGTAATTGGACAAGTAAAGTTTATTTCTGGAACATCTTGGTTATTTAAGTTTAGAACAAGAAAAAAGTATAAATTATGAATTTTAACGGAACGATTATTATCACAGATCCCTGCTATATTGCAGAAAATAAGGATTGGGGAAACGGATTTAATTATAATAATATGACTATCTCGGAAGAAGTAGGATTCTCTGATAATTATATTTGGGAAGATACTGGAGTTGGAGATGGAAGATGGAAAGTATCAAAACTAAAAAATATTCTTGGCTTACTTGAGCTTGAAAAATTCATAGATGATATTGAAGAAGCTTACTATAATCTTTACGATAATCCTTCAATTGAAAATCAGATTAATCTTGAAAAATTAGTTAATCAGAGGGAAACTATTGGAAGATATTGTGTAGATTCTGGGACTTTTGGAGTATTTTATCTTGACGAAGTTTTAAAATATAAGCCAGATTTTTTAGTAGAACATGGAGATTGGTGTTATACAATTATTAAAGACTTTATTGGGGATGTAAATGTATATACTGATTCTCGTGAACAAAAACATTTTTTAGGTATAGGTAATAAAACATTTTATAGTAATACAGTATCATGGTTGTAAAAATTATTAATAAATCAAAATTTCCACTTCCAAGTTATGCAAAGCCTGGAGATTCTGGAATGGACCTTAGAAATATCGGTGAAGAATTTACATTAAAACCGTTAGAAAGAAAATTAGTTCCTACAGGCATATATGTTCAACTTCCCCCTAGAACTGAAATCCAAGTTAGAGCTAGATCTGGAGAAGCCTTTAAAAAAGGATTAGGAGTTTTAAATGGACCAGCCACTATAGATTCAAACTATAGAGGAGAAATTGGAGTAATTTTAGTTAATCTTAGTCCTGTAGAGGTAACTGTAGAACATGGAGAAAGAATTGCTCAGATGGTTTGTGCAGAAGTAACTCATATGGAATTAGAGGAAGTTAGTAAACTTGATGAAACAGAACGAGGAGGATCAGGTTATGGCAGTTCCGGAATACAATAACGATATAAAACGACTTCTTGGATTAAAAGGAAATACTAGATTAGAAATTCAAAATCAATTAACCCAACGAATCTTAGAATATGATTATATAGATAAAACTCCAGGAATAGGATTGAGATTTTTAGAAACAAAGAAAAGAAATCGAGAGGCTGGTGAATGGATTTATTATAATATTCTATTCGAAGCTAGAAAATATCAAGATACTCCTGAATATTTAGCACATATTCTAGGATCACTATCAAAAGTAGTAAAGACCTGGGGAGATTATTCTAATATTGATGTAGTTGGAATTCAAGGAGTTGATTGTGAAGAAGCAGATTATTATTATATACTAATTTATATTTTAAGTGATGGAAAAGACAAAGAAAAACTCGAATCCGATGGAGAGTGAAAAAATGTCGGAAAAAGATTATGAACTTCTAGAAAAAAGAAGAGTATGGGGATGGGAAAATGCAATGTCTGTAGCAAATGATTTATGGGCTAGTATTCATAGTTCATTACTTGCTGGAGATCTAGTATTTGCTTATAAAGATACTACAGGAGAGTCAGGATTAACTCAAATTGTTATAGTAGCACTTAATCAACCAACAGAACACTTTTCAGTTGGTATGGTTACATCTGGATATACTGCACTTCTCCCACATGTACCATTTGATTACCTAACTAATACTGTTCTAGGAGATCTTAAAAAGTATAAAGTTGATAAGAATATAATAAAGGCTTACGAACAAATTTTAGAAAATTATAAAAGATGAGCAATTTGAGAATTTTAAGTGTTGATGTTGGTTTCTCTGCTATTAAGTGTTCTTTTAAGGATTCCAACGGTTTAATAAAATTTGAAAAGTTTATTAGTGCAACAGCAAAACTCCCTGAAAAACCACTTGAAAGTGATGATGATATGGTATTTCCATTAGGAGGGGATTATTATGTATTAGGACCTGCAGCATTAAAAGTACCTAGATCTTATTTACTTAAACTCGAAACTTTTGAAGATTTAAAAGCAGTTTATGCCCCATGGTTGTCATATTTAATAAAAAAATATGGCGGAGATGAAGGAATAAATGCATTTGATAAATTAGCTATTGGTTTATCAATGGCTTTTAATACCAATGATAACGTAGATGAATTATTAGATTATTTATATGAAACATTAAATATAAATAAAGAAGATTATATATATTGTTTTTGCCAAGGCTTATCATGTAAATATACCTATAATGAATATGGGTTAAATGTTCGTGAAGCTTCTAGACGTAATGATGTTAAGTTAAGAAATGCATTAATACTTGATGGAGGATTTGAAACTTTAGATTTCTGTAGTATTATCAACGGTACTTCTTCAGCAGGTGCTGCTGTAGGAGTAAAAGATTCTGGCGTAATTAGAATAGTTTACGATCTCGTTGATTATCTATATAAAAATTATTCGATATCAATTTCAATTAAAGAAGGCCAAGTAATTTTAGATACTGGAGTTTTAAAACGCAGAGGAAAAACAATAGATTTATCTAGACAAGTTGAAGAGTTTTCAAAAAAATATATTATCGAAGTTTTTCAATATTTAGATAAAAATTATGGAGAGGTACTTGATGCTTTAGATGATGGTATTATTGTTTTAGGAGGATTAAGTTATTTTATGAAAAAATATCTCCATGATCCTGAAGTAGAAAAAGAAGTAGATAAAATATTTAGTGTATCTGAAATAGTATATCCAGAGGAAGACTCGGAATACTATAATTGCATATCATACTTAAGATTAGCTGAAAAAGTAGCTAGTGATAATATGAAATGATAAAAATGCACTTAGAGAAAGGTTAAAACCTAATATATGAAAGAACATTAGAAAAATTTATAAAAGAAATATTTATAGATCGATCTAGTGTTCTTTTATTGTTTCATAAAAGTTATAGGGGAGATAAGTTTAAT